CACGTGTTGAAGATATACACATACGCCCACTCCAAATGGGCGGGAAGAATATCTCGTAGCGTCTGCGTCAGATCGTCCATATTGGGCGGAATACCCAGTGTTCCAACAAACTTGATCTCCAGCTTATACTGTTCTGGATACTCCGTTACGAAGACAGAACCGTTGGAATAGCTCTCTGCTACACTTTGTATCATGGCTACTGTGGTAACGCCGTTTCCCCGGAGCTTTGCCCGGATACGGCTTCGGCGGAAATCCAGTGCCTTGCTCTCATCAATCGGAATGCCAAGCGCTTTCTCCCAGCTGGAAAGCCCCCATGTGGCGGTCTCTACGCAAAGCTGGTCGATCACATCCTCCTGATACTCCTGAAGTGCGGTGATCTCCGGCTGCATGGCCACCTGCAGGTCACGCATCTCCGGAGAGGCCAGATAGTACGCTGGGAAGCAGGCGATCATCTCTCTCATGTCACAGACACCTCCGCCAGGACCGGGACTTCGGCAGCACCCACTACAATATTTGCCGCGCCGCCGTTCACCTTCAGGCTGGTGTAATCGATCACACCGGGGATGGACAGCAGCAGATAGGCAATGCGGTTATACAGCACGGTGTAGGATCGGCTGTCCAGCGATTCAAGCTGCATATCGATGTTTCCGTGGAATGCAGACGCCGTCAGCTCCCGCAGATAAGCGGCTACAGACGTGCGTAGGGCTGCTTGAACCGCCGCCGCTGTGGTTGAGCCATCCACCTGCACAGAAGCTGACACAGTGATGTTTCTGGCCGCTGCGGACACCACCGTAACAGCCGGACCCACCGGGCGCTGATCTTCGATGTAGGCGGCGCAGGCGGAAATGATACCGTCTGCCACCGGCGCCAAATCAGGCCCCGCCAGAACGACCTTGACCGTCCCCGCGCCATTCCATTTGGAAATAACTCGGGCCGCACCAACTCCAGCCACACTGGTGGCCCATTCCTGATAGTGATAGGGATTGCCAGATGTAGGAGAGCGGCGCATCCGCTCATAGTAACGAGCTACCAGAGCCTCATCGGTCTCCTGATCTGCACCACCGGACGCCGCAGCATTGGTGTACGCAGAGATACCGCTATAATTGCGGAGGGTACTGGTAATCTCTTCGGTGCCGATGTTGTAGATGCCACCGGCCTCTGCCGCAACCAGAACGCCGGAAGCTGTCCCACTGGCAATGACCACATCCTCCTGAAGAATGAACGTCAAACCGGATTCCGTATAGAACGGAGTACCGGCCGGGACTCTGGCACCATCCTTGCCGCTGAAGGTGATGGAACAGGAAGCAGCTGTGCCCGGTTTTCGGTAAATGCCCACGGTGGCGGCCTGCTTGTCGATATAAGGGCCGGAATCCTCGCCCACATAGAAACGCGGCTCCATACTGTCCCACTGGTGATAGCAGTCATGCAGTTCCACAGCCACCGCACTGATGATGTCATTGACAAAGCTGCCCTCCCTCGTTTGCAGAGTGGTTTTCAAGCGGCTCAGGATACGCTGCTTGATACCCTCCACTGTGGTATCTTCAAACATAAACATCGACCTCCCCGTAAATGGTATCGACCGTACAGGATACGGTCAGGCGTGAATCTTTGAAATCGACCGACATCTGCCGAACGGCGCGAATATAGGGATTCACCATCAGCGCTTCCCGGATATACCGGACAGCTTCGCTGTGCTTTACATCTGATGTGAACGCCTGCCCGATGAGGGTTTCCATCTCGCAGCCATAGTCCCACGTATAGATCTCATGGCGGTACCGCACGGTGTTCAATGCCTTCCAGGCCCACACCTTGACCGCCTCCGCACCAGTGACCTCTACCGGACGGCCGCCAGAAAAAATGGGCGTTCCGTTTACAAAGTCCCATGCGATTTCACGGCAAAGCGGGAGCTGTGCTGCGCTGGTTTCGCTCATTTCGGGCTGAACCATTGGGAAAATACTGCTCATTGATACACCACCTTGTCGTAAATAATGAAGCTCTGGTTGTCAGAGGTTAACACTACCACCTGATCACCGGCTTTGAGGATGTTTTTTGCGAGGGTCAGATTCAGAGTGCCACCGTTCACCGTCATGGAGCTGTGGCTCCCCATGGGACAGCTGGCGGAAATGGCCAAGCTGCCCTTAACATTCACGGACTCTTCGTAACCGCGCATCAGATGGGAGCACACAGCAACTCTCTCCGCTTCCTGCGGAGTTCCGCACACATCCAGCGTAATAGGGTCCACGGTAATAACTGTAGCCAGTAGGAACTTCAGCGCACCTTCTCTGGCTTTCTCGGCGCCCACCGCCCCCATCGTTTCGAGGATGTCAGTATAGGGATTTGTACTCATACACACCTCCTGAGATCATGTGGTAGGCACACTGCCGGCCTCCTGCTTGTCCATGAGATTCCGGAAGTCCAGCGTCAATGTTGTCTTATAGATGCCCTGAGATACTGTGTGACTGTCCGCCGTGATCCAAAATAGGCCGTCCGTCCCTGTTACCGGTTCATGAACTACCACCGCGTTTCCGGTGATGAGTTTGGTATTGCCCAGGCAGGCGGCGGTAATGGTGGTGGAAATTCCGTTCTCCTGAAGGATCTCCCGGGCAGCTGCCGCCGGATCATCATAGTTGCTGGCCCTGATGGCCTTTTGCATCAGACCGTACAGAGCCCGGTAATTGTCCGGACTGTCATAGGTGGCCACTTTCTTGTATTCGTCAGAGTAGACCGCAACGGAGGAGATCATGTTCTCAATGCTGTCCTCCGACTGGCAGGAAAGCAGGTTAGAGCCCGGGATCAGCCGGATACTCTCGTTGCTGATGGCCTTTTCCACAACCTCCAAATCATTACTGCGGAAGCGAATCTGGTATTGCTTTCCGGTCTGCTCCGCCGCCAGTGTATACATGGTCTGGATCACCTGATACAGCGTGCTCCCCAGGAAATTCCGAGACAGTTTTACCCCTGTGGCGGCCAGCTTGCCGGCAGGGATGGCGAACTCTGTACAGAGCTGGGCCGTGACCGCCTCCGGAGTCTGATTGCGGACGGCTAAGAAGGTGGTGTTCTTTTTCAAAAAAATGCCACGGTCATACGCCGTACAGGACAAGTACTGCTGGAGGTCTGATCGGTTGCGGCGCCGGATATGGCCGGAAAATAGAATGTCGGCGTCATGGTAGAGTCTGGTCATTCCGCCCAGATCAGCCAGGGCCTTCGACAGAACCTCAAACGTCAGCTTTCTGGCGCAGTCTTTGTAGCTGCCGCTCCATGTCAGGGACTGCACCATAGCTGTAATGTGAGATGTCTGCTTGCCGTCCAGACTCCAAGTGCGGATTTTCAAAAGGTCATTGTATGCCATGTCCACACCTCACAGCAGGGATTTGTCCGGGATGTTGATCTTCTGCTTTGGGAAAATCAGGTTTGCGTTTTTGATGCCGTTATAGGCTGCCAGCTTATAGGCAAGCTGCCCGCTTCCGTAATATCGCCGGGAGATGCCCCACAGGGTGTCGCCCTTGACCACGGTGTATACGGTATCCGCTTTCTTGGCCGTTTCCACACTGCGGCCAGTGTTGCCGGTGGATGTCTTTTCCGTGGTCTCTGCCTCCAGATAACGGTATTCCCGCAGTGTCAGCGTCACGGTCACATCCCCAGCGCCGCCTTCTTCCCGGTATTGGATGGGCGGCAGAAGCACAGGGACATTGACGGGCGTGCCCGTCACGATGAAGCGTAGAACATCACCGTCATTGGACCATTGGGTAAGCTTGTCCACAATTGCGTATGGGTCCCCGGAGTATCCGGGCGCGGTATAGTTCCTGGCCTCCGCAGGGAGCAGGAACTCAATTTGTTCATTGAACAAGGCGGGTAATCCAGACAAATTGACTTGCCCCGTTTGGGCCATATCCAGACTTTCCACAAGCCGCCCGGCTGTCAGTTGGAAGCCGGACGGAGTCACAGGCATTACCTGCTCCTCATTTGTTCGCGTATTTCTGAAAATCATCCGCATCGGTTCAACCTCCGTAGGTATCCTGCGCTTCCCGTACTCGGACGGCAATCTGCCGGGCTATGGCGTCGATGTCCTCATCACTGCGGACGCTGAATGCATTTCCCGTTACCTGCACAGTAATTGTCTGCGCCGCGCTGTTCCGGTTTTCTGCGGCCGTCATGACCCGCTCACCCTCATGCAACAGGGCCGGATAGCCGTCATAAGGGACATAATTCAGGCCGTAGGCGTGGCTGTTGTAGTCCGCCAGCAGGCGGCTGGGCGACGAGGCACCCTTTGATTCATAATCCCAGGACCTGTTACCAATGCTTGCGGCAAGGCCCTTGGTAAACCAGTTACCCTTTTCATACCCTGCATCCCAGTAATCCTGGTTGGTGGAAGCATCGTTCCGGATAGCCTCCGCCAGCGCTTTTTCGCTTTCCAAGGCCAGCTGGGCCCCTTCGCTGGCGTTGTATTCGTTCATGCCCTGCGTCTTGGCCTGCATGATGAGTCGCCCCATCTCGGCGGCGTCATCGGCTTCCTTGGCGGTCTGGTATTCATCCGTGCCCATCATGGCATCCACAGCGTCCCGGATATACTGCTCTTTGCTGTTCTCCAGCTCTGCCTTCCAGGCGCCGATGGCCTTATTTGCCTCCATGACCGCCGCACCGCTCTCGCCGGACAGCCAGTCCCGCTGGGCCTGCAGGCCGGCCTTGCGCCCTTCGTTGTAGCCCTCGCCCATAGCGTTGTCCAGTTCCTGGGTCAGACCCTCAACGGTGGAGGTCAATCCGGAAAATGTCTTGGACTGGTTCTCCATAGAGCCGGCGAAGCTGTCTGCCATGGCCTGCAAAATGATTTCTGCGGCCTTGCCGCCTTCGACCTGGCCCTTGGAGATCATGTCGTACATGGTGCCCTGGTCAACGCCATAGGCGTCAGACAGCATTCCCACCGCGCCGATACCCCGGTCATTGAGGATGTTCAGGTACTCCAGCGTGGTCTTGCCGCTGGACCGCATACGTCCCAGCGCCGTGGCCACCATGGTCATATCGCTGGTGGACTGCCCCAATGCCGCGCCGGTATCTCCGATGGTCTTCAGAACCGGCAGTATCTCATCCTCACCGTACTTGTATGTGGCCAGCGTCTTGCTCATGGCCGTGAGGTCATCGTAGAGGAACGGCGTCAGGTTGGCCATATCCACCAGATCGGATAGATAGCTGTCGGCGGTGTCCGCATCGCCGAACAGTGTTGCGAAGGAGATTTTGTCGGTCTCCCGCCCGGCGGCGATCTCACTTCCGGTGGTCAGGCTTGAGTCCTGCTCAGACAGTCGGTTTTGATGGGCATTCTGGACATAGGACTTAAATGCATCGTCCCGCTTTTCGTTATAGCCTGTGTAGGCGTTGAGGGCTCC